CATCATGGCTCCATAATAGCCGACAATAACAGGACTGTCAAACGGATGGTCGGAACGCCTTGTCGATACGATTACTGACCAGGAAGCGAGGTGCTGGCGGCTCGCAGCCATTGTCACACGTGACGATCTCTACCTGTCCCGTTTGCGTGTCTAGCCATGCTATTCCCGGTATAGCCTTGCGCTTCGATTCGCGAGTTGGTATGTGCCGACAGTAGGACGTTCCGTCCACCTGTATGTACCTCACGGGGTGACCCATCCCTTCTTCATAATCCACGTCAGAATACCGTCACGCTCCGGCTGGGTCGCGAACTTCGCACGGAGGCGATCGGCTTCCTTCTTCGGCCAGTACTTCTTACCGGGACCTGACATGACTAGCTTGCGTATCTCCGGCTCTATGTCGTCAATCCGATAAGCGTAATCTCCGAGTGCCCCTCGAATAGCTTCGAGAAGAATGTCATCTGCTGCTACAAGCTCTTCAGTAGCCATGGCGTAAAAGTACCTTTCTGACTTTCAGTCCGCATTCACCTTGGGCCAAGACTGTCTTCACCTAGACTTTATTGAACACACCCTCTTTCTTCCTATAGTATTTGATACCCTCCCTAAAGTCAGAAAGTAAGAAGGTGATCAAGGTTTCTCCAGCTCAGGACGCTGATTTTGCGCTCTTACTTTCGTTCTGACATCGTTCTGACATTCTGCCGTTGAACAAGCGATGTCTGTGTTTCGGTCCATGATCATTTTCTTACTTTGCTCCATCGTCCATCAGCACAGGAGCAATTCCGATAAAGTTTACGGTTCCCTTTGTCTGCGTTCGGTCGCACGTGGGATAACGCTTCTGAACCACTTCACTGAACCGCTTACGACCGTAGGGAGGCGTACCTTTTATACCGAACTCTTCGATGTGCCATGTCTTGTATCGTGCGTATAGCTGACTGACGGCCCAGCACTTGTACATCGGATAGTCCTCAGCTACCACACGAATCATTCCGGTATCAATACCGAAGTCGAGGAACTGCAACGGTGGCTCGACAGCAGAGATGGCCCGCTGGCGTGCGGCAAGGCTCTCTTCGGTATCTTGAAGCTCACCTTCGAAGTAACGAAGTATTCCTTCGAGTACCCAGTTAAAGATACCGGATCGTTCCGCATGGAGCTTGCGTTTGAGGTTATGGTCGATAGCCCTCGTACGCTTAAAGTAGATGTACTCCAAGCGGTTCTCGAATGCGCCGTCCGTTGTGTCGAAGTTGATCTCGTAGTTTGTGCCGATGAAAGGCATTACACTTGCACGCCATGTAACCGGTGCAGTGCCTTTACCTTCTGTAGACATTGACTCGCCACCCGTGATTCGCTTAAGCTCACCGATTCTAAACCGCGAGTGTTGATCGGGTTCACTAAGGAATACGCCTCGAGCGTTTCGCAGGCCATGAAAGTCGAACTTCGAGTTGTGACGTGATACCACAATTTCCTCGGTACGCATATTACCGAGATACGGACGTAGGATATCACCGAGAATGTCTAGTACGGTACTTTTACCGGTATCCGTAGGTCCGATCAGGTTGACGATTCGCTTCTTTTTCGAGTTATCGCCTACTAGAGCGAACCCGATCATCACCTGCAAGCGAGCTCCGCCATCCGGTATACTACTCGCTAGGAACGCACGATTTTCATCGCACGTTGCATCGGGTTCGTATTCTACGGATATGCACTTCGTTACTAGGCGTGCCGGGTCATGTGGCAGCCATACTATTTCGCCACGACGTGCTGCCGCTCGGTCGAGTACCCCGCTGGAACAGACGAATAGGCTGGAGTCCTCGTCGAATTCCTCTACGCTGCACAATGATAGGTCACGCATAAGGGATTCGATATCGTGCGGGAAGCTAGCACCGGAGAAGCTGTAGAGACGTTTTGCTAGAACACCTCGCATACCGCTTTTGTCTTCGGCAGTGTCGAATTCCTGCTTAACGCGGAATCGTGCTACTTCGACAACTGCTTGGAGCAGCTCGGTACGGAGACCGTTGGTGTAATCCTCGTAGTACTGACCGTTCCATCGCAACCATCGTTTGTCCTCTACCGTAAAGTAGAGCTCGCTAGAGAAACGAAGTGCCGCTTTTGCGATATCACGTGGATTAAGGCGTTCGATGGTGAGGTGCGTTTTGAGCGACGCCATGAAGGACTCGAGCTCCGGGCTTATTCCGGAGGATGAGGTCGAAGTGGTCATCTCGGTCCTTGAGTTTGAACTCGGCACCTCGCCAGTGTCTGATGAAGTCACGTTCCTCGTACGGTCGCTTACCGTTCTTCTCATCGGTTCGTTCCACGACCTCTAGCCATATACCGTATGCCTCCTCTTCGGACTTCCTTTGCAGACATAGTTGCCATACTAGGAGAGCTAGGGTGGTATCGTGATTCTCATCGTTCGGTACACCGTTCTGTCGCATGTCGTCAATCTGCTTCTGCGTGAGCTTGCTATGATCAACGGCTTTACCACTATGTGAGAGTTTTGGACGATGGTTCGGCCACTTCAGCAGCAAGTCATAAATTGCTTCTCCATCGTCCGCATCTCCGGGTGCGAACTCTAGCCATTTGTACGGTATCAATTCCTCACTTGTCTTGCTGAGCTTTCGCGAGGGCGGAATGAAAGCGATACCGTTCTTTCCCTGGTAGTCTATTCCGAGTGCTATCGGTACCTTTCGTTTGCCTAGCGTGTTCACATATAGGTGAAAGCCACCGCTAGGTGTCTGCGAAATGGCCTGTACCTTAAGCGTAGCCATGCCTTTTTCGGCTGCATACGCAAGGAATTCGTCCAGTAGGCCCTTGTTCTGGACGTCAAAGTCGAATACATCGTAAACGTGCCCCGTAATTACCGCGAGCATGTCCCCGACACCATTCAACCATCGATAGTAGTTCTCTAGGCCGGGCTTAGTGTGTTGCCATTGCGGCTCAAGAGAGAACGCGTGTCCACGCCTTTTATGCGCTAGGACAATCGGTACACCATCGGAAGCTAGCCATTGTAGCACATCGACAGTACCGTCGCAGAACAGATTGACAGGTGCTGGTGGATCGGGTATGCTAATGGTATTACCTCCGATGCCGCGGGGGTAGGAGCTTAACCGGATATGCCACCTCTCCGGTTACCTCCCGAGAAGGGCTTGGGAACGCCACCCAGGCCCTTCTCCCTATTCATAGACCATGATCATACACCCGAATTGACCAAGCTGTCAAGGCTTAGCGTTTGACGCACCGTCCTCGACCCTTTGCAGTGCTTTCTCGAGACCTGCGCGCAATACGGAATCGGTCTCGTTGTGATCGTTGGTCATATGCTCGATAGCGAAGATCGCGGCCCATGCGGTATCCGAGAGCTCTTTGAGCAGCTTCGCATAGGCTGCGGGATCGGCCGGCTTACGTGGATTTTGTCCAGTCAGCAGGATTAGCTCCGCGATAGCTTCTCCCGCCTCCTCCGCTGGCTTGGTAACGCGGGCCCAGGTCTGTGCGAGGTTCGGACCGCCGTTACCCGCTTTGTACGCCGGTGATGCGTTCTCGTCCAGGTAATTGCTTACCTTCGCGATGCATTGCCGCACGTAGTACGGGAAGATGCTAGTCGGTAGGAGCTGGTCGGGATTGGTCCATTGCGCGTCGCTCGGGGATTGCGACGGCGGGTGATCCGTGTTCACGTTGATATATCCTTATCAGTTCGTCGATGGGCTTGCGCCCCTGTCGTTGTGACTGCTTGTCATCGCCCATCATGATGGACGCTAGGAGGTCGAAGCGGTCATAGGTAGCTTGCGTTGCCTGCTTAATGGCTTCGTCGATAACGTCCTTGTACCTCTCGAGACCTTCCTTTACCGTGTCGTCGATTTGAATTCGCACGATAAGTGCTAGGTCACCACGAAAGCCGTCGAGCTTGTCGTTAATTCTCCTTTCCGTTGCGTGTATTTCCTGCAGACACTCGTGCGCCTCTCTCGTTGCTTGCTTGAGTTCCCGCAACGCTTGCTGAGCTTTGTCTTCCTGCGACACATTCGGACCGCGTGCAGTCACCGAATTCCCCTTCGTGCTGATGGTAGTGTAGGTTCTGTACACCGAACCCGGCGCCGACACGTTCGTACTCATGCCGATTCGGGTGCCCGATTTCCGGACACTGACATATACCGCCAACACACGACCGGTGCTTTCCCGCTTTGCAGTCAGGATCGACAATAGGCTCCGCGTGTGCCTCGATAGCAGTGTGCGGCTCACCGATAATCAGCACCTCCACTACGTGGCGTTCCAGCACGGTGTGTCCCGTTTCCGAACAGTGCGATAGCGCACCAGTAGCTGCCCCGCTGGTAGGACAGTCGCGGCATTCGAAGTGCGTGTAGTTGGATACTGGCTTCGTACGTATGTCGAATTGCGTCATAGACGCATACCTACCTTCTGCTCGGCACGGTAACGGCGTTGCGCATGATATACGCGTATGAGGTCGGTGCACTCCACTACGCGATATTGCGATTCGTATGTCGTACACGGGTTACCTGAGCCGCACCAGCATACCGGGCAGTCACAGGCTTCGATTGCCCGCTGGTCACGTGCGTTAAGCAGCTCAGCGATAAGGCGATCACGCGACCAGTGCTGTAGTGCTAGCATTACCTCGTCGCTATTACGTACCAGTCCCGGTACGCCTCGTGGCATCGGCGGATAGACATCGTGAATGAGCATTTCGATCAGCTCAATGGCGCGCATTTGCGTAATGCGGCGATACCACGTATCCCACGGCTCGCGATGCTGTAGCCAGTGGATAACGCCTACGCCAGCCATTAGATCAGCCCGAAGTGTAGGAGGACGAGAATGCTCGTCACGATGAAGAACACGACGATCAACGCACAAAGACCCACGATGATTACGAAGAACCAGTTGAATGCCTTATCGTCGTCGATTGGCATTACGTGCCTCCTTGTTGCGTGCGCGTGTACGTTGCTTCTGAGCGGCTCGTTGACACTTAACGGAGCAGTACTTCTTGATCGCGTCCATGCTTTCGATGATGAACGTGTTTTCGCAGTGCATATAGGCGCACTTAATCGCGTGACTCATCGCGACATTTGCACTTCGTACTGACGCGTGTCGTTCGGCGTGTCATCGGTGCCGAGAATCTTCGGCTTGAGGTCGTATGCGCCATTCGTCATGTGCGCCGTCCACCTATCCAGCGCCATCTTTCCGACTCCACCGCACAACGGGTGAACCCACCAGCCGAACGTACGGCCCTTCGTCCACCCTTCCGTTGACTTGCGGTCACGGCGAGTGATCTTGGTACGCCTGCCGCTGGAACGTGTACTGGCACCGCAGCCGCAATACTCCGCCGGCATAGCGGTAACCCACTCGACATGTGCATCGTTGACCAGATTGCCGAGGTCATCGGTCATTGCGTCGGAATCGGGTTCCAGCGCGCGAACGAACTCCTCAGCCTCCTTGTGGTCCTCGAACCTAAGCAGGACCAATCGTGCGGTCACTTCTCCTCCTAACGTATGCCGAACATCCAGCGGATCGGGAACGGTATCAGCCGCCGAATTGCGTAACGCTCAAGGCGCCTTGCGCTCATCGGGGCGTAGTACCCCCGTCGCTTCCGTCGTGTACTGCGTCTCTGTGCCACTTCCACCACCTCCACTACCAGTATAGCCGGAAGTGACAGGGTTGTCAAGGTTGCTGAACCAACGCTTAACGGTTTCCGCATCGGCACCGATGATTACTTCGATTGTGAACATGCGACGGAACAAACGCGGAAAGCGCTTGAACGGGTGATTGTCGACCACTACGGTCTGTCGAACGAAGGGATCGTCAATCGGCTTCTGAAAGTCGACCGTGTCACCGTTGACCCTCGTGGTGATATGGCAGCCGGTCACGGGTACATCGCCTCCTTGGCACGTGGCGTAACGATTACCTGGAACGCGTCCTTGAACGCTTCGTGCGGTATAGCTTGGAAGATCGGCTGCATTGACGCAAGCCAGATACCGTTGCCTAGCAACGCGAACGGATGGAAGTGGTACATGAGTGGGCGATCGAAGGTAGCGTCACTTCCACGCCACATAAACGGCCGCGACATTTGCTCCGGCGGCAATACGAGGTGTTGCCCCTTTAGGGGACCGTCCACGAATATAGGCGCAACGTAATCCCGATTAGCCGGTACACGCTTAACCAGCATGTAACCGAGATCTGCTGCCTGTGTTTCGAGTTCGCGGAACGGTGCTTCCGGATCGGGGTCAGGACACGTCATTGCACAGGCCTTTCGAAGGTTTCGGTAGGTGAAGCGTCGGTGAGCCGATCCTTGAGTGACGGTCTCGGCATTACCATCGTTGCGTCGGGTGGCTCCGCTGGACCACGATCGAGTAGGTCGGCCCAGTTCCACGTACCGTCGATAACCTTGGACAGGTATGCGCCGGGACCGTTACTGCATTCGCACACGAATAGGAGCGCCGTTGCTCCGCGTACGTTAAAAAGCGATACACCTACCGGCTTGATCGTTTTAAGCCGATGATTGTGTACGTGCTTCTCCTCTTCCGGAACGGTACCGAGGTAAAGCCAGTTACCTAGTCGCATCGTCCTCTATCTCCTCTATCTTGAGCATTGGCCAGCAACGGTGAACGAAGCCGTCCGTATCGCGAATGACGAACTCGCCACCGTTACCGTAGGAAAGCAGGACGCCTTCCACTACGGGTTCGTTGTTGTCCAGCGTGACACGCACGTGCCTACCGAGGTACTTTGCGTTGACGTTCTCTACCTTGTCCAGCGAATCGAGTACGTCAACGCGTTCACCGGCAATCGTTACGGTAACGCCGGGCATCTCGGTCCTTTGCGGGTGAACGCTGAACCCGCTGACGGTAGCGTACTCGAATAGCTGACCGTCAATGAACAGCCTCGGTACCTCGCTTACACCGTCATGTACGACCTGCAGTAGCTTTGCTATCTTCACCGGACTCATACCACTCCTCGGGATTGTTTAGCACGTACGAAACGGTACTTTTCGGCACACCCGTACGGTCTTCGATCTCGCGGCAGGTGAGACCGCTGTCTTTAAGACGCTTCAACGCAAAGTAGCGTCTACGTTGCTGCACACGCGATTCCGCACGCAGCTGCTTGAGCTTACCGTGCGCCAGTTGTGCATCGACAAGGTCTAGGTATCGGGGACTCATGACTCTTCGCTGTTCTCCTTTACCTTTCCGGTATCGAATGGCGAATCCGGATCCATGTGCCTAGCGAACGCTTCAAGGTCCTTGATGCTCTTGACGGTGTCCGGCGTTGCTATCGTTGACGCTTGACGAGTGTGCGTGAGGCCGTAATCGTATTCATCGAGGAACGGTCCAAGGTCGTCACCGTTCTGGATTGCACCGCATATGTCGGTTACGCGACAATCGGGACAGCCTTGCCACGTAAAGTGCGGATAGATAATCGGAGAGTGTGCCATCTCCATACCGATTACCTGCGCTTGGTCCCACCACATCTCGATAGCGTGCTGACTAATCGGAACACGGAAACGAGAATGGAACGCGCTCTCGCTGGAAAGGTCGCGAGCCTTCAACCGGCTGAGGAGATCACCGTACCGCTTGCTAACGAGAACGGACTTGTCACCGCCGTACACTTCCAGCAGCACTTCTTTGTAGATGTCGTAGGTGGTGTCGATCCACGCTACGCTCACCTCACCGCTTTGGAGGATCTTCGGCGTCAACGGTGCCTTCTTACGCAACCCGTCATACAACCCGAACGGTACTGGCTTTCCCGTAAGGACTTGCAATGCAGCTGCGTATCCGTAAAGCTGGTGGTTGAAGCGCCACTTCTTACGGTCGGGCTTCGACTTGTAGGTCTTTATCTCCCCCGGGATAGGGTTGCCAAACTGATCCACGTGTATGCGGTCGATAGTGCCAACCAGATAGATGTCGTAATCAGGCACCAACGGAATCTTGAACGTGACTTCGGGTGCGACAATTCTGTACGGCTTGGTCGGATTGCGCTTACCATACCTAGCCACATAAGCGCGTACCATTCCCAGTACCTGATCGCGTTGCTCCCCTAGCAATTGGAGTTCGTCGTACCCTAGACCGGTACCGATTGTCTTTTCCCACTGCTCGTTGAGCTCATCAACGGCATGCTGGTAGTAGATCAACGCAGCGGACAGCGGATCACCGCCTAGTGCCTGTGACGCCATTGCGAAGTGAACGGCACTGCCCTGGTGGAACTGCGGTAGCGGCATACCCTTTCGGTGCAACGACGCTTGGCTCGCTGACGTAATCTCCCACTGCCTACGACACCGTTGGAACGAGTTGAGCTCGTTTACCGATATCGTAAACTCACTCTGGTCCCTTATCGGTGCCGGGCGTGTCTTCCAGTTCGGCGGAAACGTTAGCTCCTGCATTAGAACATCGCATTCTTTCCGCAAGTAGGTGACGTACACTTAAGCGTCCACATATCGGTACTGTGGCGCTTGATCTTCACGATGTTCCGTGGCTCACCACAGAAACGACAGGGACCGTAGAACCCCATAAGCTGCTCGCGTTCGCTGGGTGACGTAGTGTACGTGGGCTCGATTACCGGTAGGTGTACGTCAACGATCCGTCTACGCTTAGGCCACCATCTCATGCCTATAAGTATAGCCGACAATCACACACCTGTCAAAAGGTGGGGGGTCAGCTCGGTAGCGGTCCGAAGGCTTCCTGGATGATTCGCTTCTCTTCGAGACCGAGGCAGTAGATGCAGGTCGGCAGCGGCATAACGGCATTCTGCTGTCCTTGCATACCGGGAACGCTGATCGTAGTCACCTGAGCGACGATCGTAACGGCGGCGTAGATCTTCTCCGCTGGTACGCCGGCCTTCTGAGCTGCTTTCGCCTTTGCGATGCACGCGTTGCACCAGCCGTGCGGTATAAGCGCCTCGGCACGTTCCTGCAGATCCTCGAACTCGTAGACCACCGTTTCGAGTTGCTGGTGTGTCGTTGCTTGAAGGTCGCGTAGTGCGGCGGCAGCGTTCTTCTCCGCCATCATCTGAGCGTACGCCGGACAATCGGGATGGCACACCTGCACTTCGAGGTGATTGTGCGGGCTGCGCTGCGGACCCGGGTTTTCGACGCTAGGCATTATACGAGTGTCCCTTCTTCGATGATCGTGCAATCGGTGTGCGACACATACGGTAGTGGCGTGTTCGGTGCGGCAACGAAGAAACCGTCACCTACCTCGTCCCACGCAGGATCGACAACGCGACAGTTGTCGTGCTGCGTTAGCTTCCAGTAGTTCGGAGGAGCGTCATCTATGACGATGATGCTCACTGCAGTGAGCTGCATAAATGAAGTGATCACTCCGTCGCCTAGGCTATCGCCGAAACCCGCACTGAGAACGCCCGATAGCGCCGTAGCGACGTCCGCACCGCACTTCAGGTCCTTTGCGTACATCGGTGTACGTGCTGCTTGCGTTACCAGGTTAACGAGGAAATCTAGCGGGTGTTCCATTCTTCCTCCTCGATAAACTCACCGAGAGCTTGCTCGATGTTTGCGGCTCTCTTCGCTGCTACTTTCCGTACGCGCATGTCGAAACTCTTCAACGCATACAGCCAGTATACCAGCACCGGTTGCTTTTGTCCACGCCGGAGAATTCGCCTTAGCGCTTGTTCGTTATCGGCGGAAACGTAGTGCTGCTCAGCGAAGAGCACTTGGTAGCCTACCTGCAGGCCGTCCCAGCCTTCCTTCATGCTACCGATCGTACCTACGAGGATGCAGTTAGGCTCCGTTTTGTACCTAGCTATTGCTTCCGCACGCTTTGCCTCGCTGGTACTTCCATCGATGTACGCAACGGTGTGTTTCTTGCGTTCAAGGGCATTGGCCAGGAATCGGGCGCTGTCCCTGTACCAGGCGAGTAGCAACAAGCGTCCTGGGTGGTCCAGGACGAATTCTGTGACCGCTTCTGCCTTGGTCGGTATGGTCAACCGCCTCAGCGCGTGAATCATCTGAGCCGATGACTCTAGTGGTTCGCCTGTCTCGGGATCGCGGTAGTCTCTGCGGATCGTTCGGTGTCGATGTAGCGTACGAGGATCAAGCTCCAGTGGAAAGTCAACGCTCCGTTGACGAAGGCCGGCCAAAGATGGTATTTCACGCCAACTTCGCCGAATCGAATGCTGCCCGAGGAGCTCACGAAACGCTTCGGGATCACGAACCGCCCCGACTTCAATCTTGTAATCGCCTTGGTACGTATAGCAGGTGTCACGAGCGAACCTTTCTCGGCTACCGTACTTGTACTTGTTGACGAGGAACATGAACGGCCACACATCGGTAGCGTCTTTCACGATTGGTGTACCGGTAAAGAGCCACATAGGCGTTTTCGTATGCTTGGTGCGTGACTTCGTTCGTGCGAGCTTTACGTGATGCCAAGCACTAGCTTTACCGGTTCGTAGGCGATGCGCCTCATCGAACGCAAATGCTTTCCAGCGGGGATCGAGACATTCCGGCATGTAATCGTAGGACGCCCACGTGTTGTACGACACAAGCGAGATAGCGCTGTCGCTGGACAATGCGGCGTGACGAATCTCGGGACCGCAACCTCTCGGAGCAGCGGCAATCTCCTCGGACGGAACGCCCCATAGTTCGAGTTGCAGTTTCCACTGCGGAATAAGGTGAGCCGGAAGGGTAACGAGTGTCGGGAACTGACCGTGTTCGACAATAGCGTTGATAGCTATAGCCGTTTTACCTGCCCCCGGAGGATCGAACACTCCGTACGTAAGGTTTTCGAGGCAGTTGTTCACCGCCGTTACCTGCTCCGGTGAAAGCTTCACGTCCCCGGCCAAGAGGTGCTATCGGATGTCGGTGCCGTACCTGTCACTTGGATCGGGTGTTTCGGCTGAGTTGCGTCCCCGCCGTAACGCTTGACCACATCGGTAACGACTTCACCGACATACTTCTCGACCTGAGCGTTCGTTACGTATCCGCTACCCTGCAGGTACGTATCGAAGGCGGTAACGTCCTCACCCAGGCGTGGCGTGTGCTTCGAGAACCAGCCGGCCACTGCACCTACCGCCGATCCGATCAGTACGGGGAGAATAGCTTGGAGGTCGGTAGGTACGTGTCCTTTGAAGACATAGGTAGTGATGATCGCTACCAGCATGCCGGTGAATAGACCGTACGTACCTTGCGCAACGACCTTCGTCTCAGGAGGTGCTCCGCTGGAATTTAGCGGCACGAGCGAGCCTCCTTCGGCGATTATATTCCGCCTTGTGGTGGTTCGCTTTGTGCTTAAGCCGACGCGACTGGGCACCGGGACGTACCTTACCGCACTGCTTGACGTAGTTCTTACGCCGTGCGATATTGGTCATCGGTACGGCATTGACCTTACGGGGTGTACCGACCGGCAAATCGATTCGCTCGTCTTCACCGACATTGATTACGACGCCGGACTTTCCGAAAGTGAACGTACGGGGCATAGGTTGCCACCTCTCGTTGATTCCCCAAAGCCCGGCGCACGTCCCTCGGGGGGATGAAGGGCGTACGCCGGACGTTGGAGCTCGGGGTTAGGGAACGGTGTCGCACCTAACCCCGAACGCTACGAGAGGGGGTTTAGCCCCAGCTCTCCTCGTCCTCCTCGTCGCTGCCCTCCAGCTCGGGCTCGTCCTCGCCGACCTCCTCGGACGCCTCTCCCTCAGCCTCGGCCTCTTCGGCGTCGACCTCGGTACCTTCGTCCTCGGCGACCTCATCGTCGAGGGCACCTTCCACCTCGTCCTCGACCAGGTCCTGCTCCTCGGCCTCCGCTTCGGCGGTGACCTGCGAAGCACGACGCTTGATGTAGGGATCGGTGGGCCGCTCCTCCTGGATGAACTTCGGCGACACCTTGCGGATGTAGAACTTGTCCTCTTCGAGCGCACGGCCCTTCTTGGTCGTGATAACCTGGAGAATGACCAGGTTACGACCACGGACCTCCTCGAAGCCCTCGATGACCGCCTCACAGCCGTAATAGCTGGCGCGCGTCATGAACACGTGCTGGCCGACCTCGAGCTCTTCCTGCAGCTCGCCCATCGCCTCGGTACGAGCCTGCGCGTTCGCCTTGCGCTTCTCGATCGCCTTCGCCTTGAGCTTCGCGAACGCTTCCTGCTTCCGCTGCTCCTTGCGGGCCGCCTTCTCTTCGGCGGTGAGCTCGACCACTTCCTCCTCGGTCTCTTCGACCTCGGGCTCCGCCTTGGGCTTGGCCTGCACCTTCGGCTTCGTGCTCACGGCACCGGCCTGCGGACGCGGACCCTGACCGGGGGGCTTGGGGGTAGCAGCCTTGGCCGTGGGCGTGCCGGGCTTGGCATTCCCCGTCGCTGCGGCCTTCTTGGCACGCAGCTGGGAGGACACGTTCTCAGCCATCTCTGGCCTCCTTCTTGGTTATTTCCATCTGACAATCAGTGTAGCATACCCGGAATTACCTGTCAACGTGACTTTGGGGTGTGCTATCTCGAAAGTTGTTTCAGTACTCCAGACTGTCGATAGCGTCACGCGCCTCGGACTTGAACTCCTCGAGTGCGTCGTCCCACGCTTCCTGATCAGCAGCGATCTGCTCGCTGGTCCTCGTGGACTCGGCGTTCACCTCAGGCTCGTCCGATTGGACACCTTCGAGTGCGTCCGCCCAGGTGTCGAGCATTTCCTGCTTCTCGGCGTTCTGCTCAGCGAGCATCGGGTACTCGTTCGCGCTGTCCTCGTACTCGTTGGACAGGTCACGAGCTGAACTAGCGCAATCGTCAACGGCCTGCTGAACGGTGTCGAAGTCCTCGGCACCGTCAACGGAGTCGTGTGCGGCTTCCTGCGCCTCGAGTGCGGCCGACATATTGCTGCCGTCCAGCTCGGAACGCTTCGGTGTGCATTCCGGCTTCATGCACACCTTGTTCTTGATACGAGCACGGAATCCCGGCTTCCAGTACCGGTAACCCGTTCCCGCCTTCAGTGGTGTACCGCATTTGCGACACTCACCCTGATCGTTCCGTGCCGCTTTGACGGTCTTGAGTTGCGATGCCATTTACGCGTGCTCCTTTCGAAGTGCATCGGAAATCAGCGAGCCGACAGTGACGTGTTCCTTCTTCGGCGTCTCGGCCTGTACCTGCTTCGTTTGCGCCTTCAGCAGAGCTGCCTGTGCCCTGTCGCGCTTCTTACTTGCGCGCGAATGAATAAGTCCCATTAGTGCCCTCCCATACCTCGTTCGATCGCCAGCAGAATCTCTGCGCTGGCCTTCTGTACGGACAACAGTCCGAGGACCGTATCCTCTTCGAGCCAACCGTGCAGGACGCCGATGACGTACAGAATGGCTTTACCCATCCTCGCCATTTCGGTGTCTTCGCGGGACTCGGCTACCTTAATCGCCGCTTCCCACTTCGCCTTGTTGAACTCGAACGCCTCTTTCAGTTCCGGTGCGATCACCACTTCACTCCTAGCTTTGCGGCACACCGCTTGCCCATCATGACGTCGATGCTGCGTGCGCGCTTGATACCTTGTCCGCACACGACGCACCGACCGTATTCGATCAGGAACTCCTTGACCTCGGCCTCCGGCATACGATCAGCCTCGGTAAGCTTGGTCAGGATACCGGGTGCGTATTCGAGCTCGTACTTGACCAGCGTTCCGGCGTGCGTACGCCTAGGTGTGCACGGAACAACGCGATTGGCGTACGACTTGGTTCCCGCCTTGTTCGGCTTCGCCACGATAATGTCACCGTGCCACTTGAAGACACCCAGCGTGAGGCCTTCGTTCGACAGGTAAGCTTTCGCGGGCTGCGGTGCGCCCTTGACCTGCACCTTACCGGCCATGTAAACGCGACGGTCGATCGTGCGCTTTGCCTGTGCGAGCTGGTTGTCGGTCAACGGCTTGTGCGCCGACAGCCACTTGACCAGGGAATCGAGGAACGGATTCGGATACTCTTCGGTACCGTCCTTCCGCTGGTTGCGATACACGCGAAGGTAGTCCACGTAGAACGCCTGCGGCTCCGCCTGGGTCCAAGCACGGAATGCCTCCAGCCGGTCAGCTTCGCGATCCTTCACTCGACGCTCCCGTGTCTCCTGACGCTTGGCCTGCGTTGACCGGTACTGTGCAAGTGCGCCGGCCAAGATGTTGTCCTTCATCGACCAGATGCCGCCGTGGTTAACGCCGCCGCATGCGCAATCGCAACTGGTACGAGTTGCACCCTGGCAACGGTCATCGCACTGCATACCGATCTCGGCGCCGTAAACGCGCTCCATCGGAACCGGTCGGTGACACTCATCGCACTCACCGTTGTGCTTGTCCGCCCACGTACTGAGCGGGTAGCCCGTGTCTGTCTCTCTTCGTGGTCGGTTGCACCTTTTGCAAACGCCTAGGAAGATGTCGAGAGGGTCAGCATCAACGACTTGATACCGAATGCTCATCTTGGGCACCTCCTCTCCCTCTCAACCCCCAGACTAGCACGCACTTGCTAGGCTGTCAAGCCCGGCGAATTACGTCGAAGCGAATCTCCTCATCCGGACCGACAAGGCGACATCCGCTATGCGTAAACTCGAGCTTTACGTCGATTCCGCGAAGTCTGCGCATACGGCGTTTCATTCGCAGTGCCGCGATCAGGACGAACGTTGCGTTGCGCACTTCGTCCTTACGTGGAGACAGATCGACACCTTCGTGAACGTGCGTGATTCGGTACCTAGCCACGGTGTTCCTCAATACCGCTCCGGTACACCGCTAGTACCTTCGTTGGTCGCCACGTTCGCTTCCCGCCGATCTGCACGACCGGTGACGCGACGAGCTTGTTGTCCTGAACCTGACGAAGGAACTCCTCGGCAGCGTTGTCGTCCTCAATTGCGAGGAAGATGACGGCACTCATTCGACATTCACCCACGCCATACAGGTCTGAAGGAGTTTGTCGAAGTCTCCGCTGGTTGCTTCGGTCGTGAACTCGGAGATGATCTCCGCCGAAATGCGGGCACGACGCATTGCCTGCCGTACCTTACCGACGATCTCCATTCCGTTGCTGCTTCCGCCGACGAGCTTCACCGTAAGGTCGGGGTACTTGACACCGTTTACCGGCCTATCGACCGGAGACGTGGCACCCCGCCTTTTCGCTGCAGCGTCGGACAGGTTACGCCGACCGGACGGGTGAGCGCGTTTCGCCGATGCGGCGCGTGTGAGTGCGTCGACCGCGTTCTCCGCTTCACCGTGAATGCGGAACTCCTGCTTCCAGACACCTTCGCTTTCCTTGCGGTATACGACGATGCGGTAATCGCCCATCTACAACGCCCTCCGAATCATGTCTTCGAGTGCCTTCTCGAGTGTCAGGTCGTGGTGACCCCAGTAGGCCGTCCACTTACCGCCCTGTCGACCGATCTCCCAGGTGCAGAAGCTTGCGGGGTACGCGTCCATTCCCGTGTGCGCGTTTCGGCTGTCGACCTTCTCGCACACGACAATGTGTCGTGCCGGGTGAGTTCCTTCGCGGTAGGGAAGTGCGACAGCCGCACGTACCGGGTAACCGTTGATCTCCTCCGGGGTGCAGACATAGGTGGGCACCGGCTCGGTACCCCTGTTCGGGGTGATCTGGTTGACCATTTCTACTCCCTCTCCCAGAGCCAGCCATCTTCGGGCTGGCCCGCTGCCTTGCGTTCGTCCACGATACGCTGACGAGCTTCGGGCCAGTCAGTCGTCTCGAGGAGAACGGTGAAGGTGTCGAGAGTACGCGGACCCTTCATCGGATTGTATGCCGTGGCACTGATGTAACCGTCACCACGCTTCCAGACCCAGTAGGTATCAACTCGCACTGTCACCACCTCCACACACAAGACTAGCAGACATCGGTAAGGCTGTCAACTACCGTACTTGGGTCGGAACGCTTCCATCGCTATCAGCGCTCCGTTCGGCAGAATAATGGTGCCCGGCTTCCCCGCACGCTTTGCCCTACGGAGTGTTGCCCAGGTACCGCCACGTAGCGTTTCGTTGAAGCCCGGCGGTGTACCGAACATTCGGTCGCACACGTCCACGATAGCTTGGTTGCGCTCCATGTACGGCGCCTCCGGAATGATGCTGTCGCAGTACGAGTACGCTCGTTTCCGATCCTGTGTCGGCGGATGCAGTTGCACGTGGAAGCCCATACAGTGGGCGATCCATCCCGCCTGGTCGTCCGAACCGACGCAACTACCGTGGTGAAAGGTACCGGCGTTTTTTAGCAGGCCGGCGAGACCGGGATCTACGTGTTCGGCATATCGACCGAGGAGGATTGTCAGTTCCTCCTTTTGCCGCTTAGTCATTCCGGTTTCGGTACCGGTGAATCCGATATGCACTACAGGTCCACTCCGTCCTGCTTCGCCATCATCTTGATCAGGCCGAAGTGCCACGCTTTCCGCTCTTCCGGGGTCGTGAACGATGCCATCATTTGACATGCGTACAGGTATCTCAGCTTGATGTCGTCCGGGGACAGGTCCTGCAGTGCAGCGTCGAGAACTTCCTTCGATGCCTGGTTGCCGAGTTGACGCGTGAACTCCTCGATGCTGCGGAGCACGCCACTGGGGCTGTTGTCAGCCATTAGAGCACCACCTCCAGATATAAGCATAGCACGGATTGATAGGCATGTCAACCCGTTTCAAAAGAAACTGGTTTACCATTCGTTGACAGGCGGGGTATATGGTAAGTATGCCTCCGTCAAACGGCCGAGATACTGTCGGCGTTAAACGCCCCCGTAAGCGTACGGGGAAGGTCGATCTCGCAGCCACTGCCGCGCGTAGTGCGAAACGGCACAACGGTGTCATTTTCGGTACACCCACGACCGACAGTGATCCCGGTGAAGTGCTGCTCAACGAGATTCGCCGTACCGCGGGTCATGTCGAATGGCTACGCGACCAGCTCCAGCATAGCGACCCGGACATGTTCACTAGGTCACTGTGGCTGCACGCTAGGCAGTCCGGTTACATCGCACCCAGCGAAATCGACTACGATGACTGGTCGTCCGCCGGTGCCTTGTGGCTCGAGATCTATCAGAGCGAACGTAAGCACCTAGCGAGTATCTGTCGCACAGCGTTGGCCGCTGGCATCGAGGAACGGCGCATCCGCCTAGCAGAACGAATGGCGGAGAAGATCAGCGAGGCCATTCGCGGGATGCTCTACGAGCTCGACCTGGACCCGGAGGACGACCGTGTACGGACGATCGTGTTCAAGTGGCTGTCAATGGCGCAGGGGCTTGCTGTAGAGCCCTCAAAAATGGCTATTGAGGGTTAGGTTTATCCGCTTTGTCAAGCGGGCATAATGGTCATGTGACTTCTACCAGCTGATCTCCCGGAATAGCATCGAGTTGCCCGCTAATCATAAGACCTTGACCGTAGGCGTCAAGGGAATGAACATGTCGACCGGCTCTCGTAGAATCGAGAACTCGGATCCGATAGCACTTGCGGCTGCGCACTTTGCACCTAGGAATACCGATTCGTTGGAGAGCTGGTGTCGGGAGAACCTCGGACAGTTTCTGACGCCGCAGCAACGGATGATCAATCAGTCCGTCGTAAACAATCGCTATACCGCAGTCCCAAGCGCACACGCGCAGGGGAAGAGCCGGTTCTCAGCGATCAAGACGGGACACTTTATCGACTCCCATGCGGTTGGATCGGCGTTTGTCGTCACGACGGCGCCAACCTCGGCACAGGTCGAGTCTGTGTTGTGGAGAGAACTGCAACGAGTCCATGCCGTCGCTGGACTCCGGGGAAGGCTAACGCGCGCCGGTTATCCTCAGTGGCATATCGGTGACGCACTAGTAGCATTCGGTAGGCGTCCTACCGAGGTTGCATCGTTCCAAGGTATTCACGAACGCTTTATCTTGATCGTGTTGGAGGAAGCAGATGGAATCCCCGAGCCGCTCTGGATCGCAGCGGACACGTTGGCTTCTTCTGGGCGCGCTCACGTACTCGCTATCGGCAACCCTGATGCGTCGGATTCTTATTTCGCGAACGTCATTCGACCGGGTAGTGGGTGGAACGTTGTCCGATGTGACGGACTACGAAGCCCGAACTTCACAAAGGCTGCGGTAAGCGAGTTCCCCGAGCTCAAGCAGTACATGATCGACAACGCCATTCCCCCTTCCGACGCCTCAGTGAAGGAATACCCGCCGCAAGTGCGTGCGGAGTGGAAGGACGCGCTGCTAAACCCGACCTGGGTGCATGAGCGAATGCAGCGTTGGGGTGTTCGGCGTTACGTTGATGAGGAAGGTCAAGCTCACTGGACGGAATCGGCACTCTGGATGTCGAAGGTTCGTGGGGTTGCACCCGAAGAAGGGTCCGAAGGGCTTATCCCCTTGTCGTGGGTGGAAGCCGCCTTCCGCCGCTGGGACGAATGGGAAGCAGCCGGTAAGCCGAAGATACCGGGTCGTACGATCTTCGGCTGTGACGTGGCAGATAGTGGCAAGGACGAAACGGTAATGAGCCGCCGTACGGGGCACGTTATCCACTATCTGGACCGTACTGGACAGCAGGACACCGAAACAACGGGCGCACGACTTGTCGGCAAGATGGAGATCACCGCTAACTGCATGAGCGTAGTTGACTCAATCGGTGTCGGCGTAGGTGTCGTTAACTATATCCGTGCAAGGCATTATCCCGTGACACCGTTTACCGGTTCCGGTAGTGCCGAAGGTATGCGCGATCAGTCGAACGAGTTCACGTTTAACAATCGACGTTCCGCAGCGTACTGGCACCTCCGTGAGCTGCTCGATCCGATCAACGGCCCGGGTAAGCTATGCCTACCAAGGGATGAAAGCCTCCTTGCCGATCTAACGGTACCGAAGTGGAAGGTAAAGACCGGTGCCGTAATCGAGATTGAACCCAAAGATTCCGTGGTCAAGCGCTTGAAGCGTTCACCTGACTGCGGTGACTGTGTCGTTATGACGATGTGGCCGGACAGTTCGGTTAGAATGGCGCATCAGATTCACGACTATAGTAAAGCGAAGGACGGACTCGAAGAATGGGCGCCGTCGCCAACTCCGCCTGAAGAATACGCAACGCGTAGGCGACAGAGATTGTCGGAGTTGGGTGACCGGGCCAAGCTATCACAGGCACATTCGCGACGTAATGTTTTCGAGTACGCAGAAGCACAATCCACGTTTAGCGATAGCGACTGGGATCTCTAGTGGCACTTACGCCGAAGGACGATTACAACAAGTCGGGACACGTCCTAGTGTCCCAAGCCGGCGATCTATCACCGAAGTTGCGCAAAATTGTCTTCGGTGACACAATCGGTACGGAATTCGATGCGTATACAAGGCTATTCGCGTCATTCGGTGAAGGAGACGTATTCGAGGTAGGTGAATACAAGGCACGTGACCTCGACATGATGTTGCGCAGAGACGGTAACGCATCAATGGTCGAGCAAGCGTTGACCCTACCGGTACGTGCTACTACGTACAGCTTTACCGGCGGAAAAGGCGACACCGGTGAGCTCGATCTGATCGAAGAGCAGCTCCGGAACCCGCCGGAAGCGGGTGGCTTTAAGCCGGGACTGGACGTAATCGTTTCGCAAATGGCTGAAGCGTGTGCGTATCGAAAGGCGTTCTTCGAAAAGCACTACTCGTACAGTGAAGAAGACGGCGACACGGTGATAATGGATCACCTCGAGTGGCGTCCTCCGAGTACGTGCGACATTCGCCGGGACGAACACACCGCACGCTTTGACGGCTTTCGTCAGAGAGCTTGGTGGTACGCCACCTCCCCGAAGAAGCAAGCCGGTAGGGAAACGGGGATCGGTGGAAAGGACTTCACCGGTTACCTTGACATTCCAAGACAGCGAGCCTTTGTTCTTATTCACGGCGTTAACCGACAGCCATTGGTCGGTACCTCCGATCTCGACGTCACCTACTGGGCGTATAAGCAGAAGCAGAAGATCCTCTTCCTCTGGCTGCAGTACCTAGAGGCGCAAGCACTTCCGAAGCTTGCAGTGTACGGCAGCGATCAGGATCAAGCAAACGACTACGGTGCAACCGTATCGGAGATGAAAGGGTCGGCAGTTGCCGGCTTCCTCAGGCCGCCTCCCGGTCAGAAGCTGTTTGAGGTAATCGAGTCCAGCGGAAAGGGTGCCGATCAGTTCACGGCTGCGATCCAGTTCCTCTCGGCATATCAGACGAATAGCTGTATGGCCGGCTTCCTCTCACTCGGCAGTGAGGCGTCGCTGGGTAGAGGATCGTACGCACTAGCCGAATCCGCAAGCCAATTCTTCCTGCAGTCACGACAAGCTTTCGTCAAGGAGATCTGCAACGAGTTCACCCGACAGGTGATTGCCCCGATATGCATCCTCAATAAGGGAGCGGATGCAGTTGTGCCGAGGCTCACCGCAGCACCCTTGACGGAGGCGGACGCAACAGCCGTTACCAGCGCACTAACGGCAATGGCTGTTGCTCCCGCTCTTTCGGTACCGCATGAGTATGTCCTGCTTCTGGCCCAGAAAGCAGCAGAGATCTTCGACCTGCCTCTCGATAAGGTAGGCGATCTATTGAACTCGGCATCCGCAAAGGCGCAAGCACAGGCAGCCGATAAGTCGGCGATGGGAGCCTCTCCTCTAGGACAGGGAGCGGCAAAGATCACCGGTGCAACGCAGGCTGCATCAAGGCTCGCCTCCGGAATGACCGCGATCGGAAACGGACACCCCCCTGCCCAGACAGTTTAGTCCGCAATCGGCGACCACGCGAAACGGAGATACGCTGTGGTCGCTAGCGCTACGCTATTACGGAAACGGTAACGAGTGGCCGAAGATCTACCAGGCTAACCAGCAGCTCCGACCGAATCCGTCGAATACGGTACCGGTAGGTATCCGGCTGATCATTCCCCCGCTGGTTGCGCCTGCATCACAGCCAAACGTAGGTGAACGAGCAGTTGTCGCGTTGATTGCTACGACGATAGGCGAATCGCTACTACCGTCCCTAGCTGCACCGGCACTGATCACGATGCTCGGCTATACCGGAAAGTTCAAGAAGGAAGCCGTAGCAAGCGTTCTTCAGGCGGTCGATAAGTTCCCGATGCCGACTGCCGAAGGAATCGGCTCGGCTCAACGTGAAGTGCTCCGGATGAATACCCTTCGGAGAGCATCGTACATCTACACGGCAATACAGCGCGTTGAGAAGGAACTAGCTAACGCAAGTGCGCACGGCGTACCGAATGATGAAGCGGTCACCACGGTAAACGCCCTTGAGGAACGCTACTTTCGTGCGCACGTTCAAGCGGCAGCTCAACGAATTCTGGCAGCGAATAAGGTGGACGGTCTCCAGTGGAAGTACGGTGACGTACTAGGCTGGTACGCGGTTAAGGATGCTAAGACCTCGAAGGACTGCCTAGCAGCTGACGGAAAGAACTTCTCGGCACACGTTCCTCCGGTGATTGGCTGGCCCGGTGTCGTGCATATGAACTGCCGTTGTTACCCCGGTAAGCCGCACAAGCGAGCGGAGATGCTTCCGTGAAACTAGGTGCTCTAGTACGACGTGTCGAAGGTAAGCCGTCAACGCAGTACGCCTTTCACCGGTTTATGTCGCGGGTCTGGCTTGTGTGTATGGTCGTTACCATTCCCGTTGTTGTCTTTGCGCCGACTTTCTGGGTGAAGATCGGTGTTCTGCTGGTCGCTGAGCTTAGCTATTACGCCAACTACGCAACAGATACCGGTGCAATGGCCGCAGCTAATGCGTCCACTACCGAAAGTATCACGGCGTACTCGCTTTCCGATGAGGGAGGCGAAGATGCTCCGCCTGTGGCATGAGATCTGGTCGCTCGCCTTTCTGATCGGTGTAATCGGTAATCTCGTAGCTGCCTTGCTGTGGGCTGTACCGGCTATTCGGCGTATTCATATCAAGCTAGATCGACAGCATAAAGAGCGTCTAGATCAGCAGGACCGTCAGCACTCCGAGCACCTAGAAATCATTACCAAGCAACATCAGGAACTGCGAGATGCTATCCTCCGGAGGGTCCCGTGAGCATACTAGAGCTTGCCACGCCTCTCGACGGAGTAAAAGCACAGCTCGCTAAGGACTACCCGGAGAAGGCACTCGATTGGCTTGACGATGTCGAGTGGGAATTGCCGAAGACCGTCCAGCTTAATACGATCGATTACGATGACAACATCTTCGATCGTACCGCAACGGAGCACAAGAAGGTAGCCGCATTCGCTAAGCGTATCAAGGCCGGTTGGCGTAAGCCGGTAGTGCTACTGAAGCGGCCCGGTGTACCGTTGCTGAAAGCGCTTGACGGACACACTCGTCTTACCGCGTACAAGAAGGTAAACACTCCAGCGTACGCGTGGGTTGGCACGGCGAAAAAGGTAAAGGGACCGTGGGACGACTTCCACAAGAAGCAATTTCAGACAGCTAACACCGTCAGCGGACAGATCATCGAGCTTGAACGGGTAGAGACTGCCGCTGGTGCAGCGTGGTTCAACGAGCCTATCGGTAGCCTTATCGTTCGGCATACGCACCAGGAATTGCTTGACGCTAGACGTGAACTTCAAGCACTGCACCCGCGTAGTGATCCACGGGTAAAGAAGATCCGTGCGGCTGTCGTTAAAAGCCGTGATATGCCGGATCGTACTCCGTCAGCCGGACCCGTCAAGCACGACCAGAGCTGGAAAGAACGCGTCAACGGTCTACCGAAAGACTCCTTCACGGATGACGCCATTCAGAGCGCGATGCAGAATGCGCATGACGCCGGATTCCGTGAAGAGTGGCACGATGACGGTGAAGCGTTCTGGAAGGAAGTCCACGATCAGGTAATTGAACGCCTGTCGGAAAAGGTACAAGCCGACCAGCGAGCTAAGACCGAGGCGGAGAACAAGGCTCGCTTCCCCGGCGGATCGGTAACGGAGTACAAGGACATAAAGGCGGGTGCTCCGGATCCGGCTACCGATAGAGGAATGACCGCTTCCGGTAGGCGTGCTGCGGTAAGAGCGCAGGAGCAGGTCACCGTTGACCCGCATGCGAAGGGCGTTCACGACTACTTGTACGACAGTGCGCAACGTTCCATTATGGCCGCGAAGATCCGTAGCGATCTGTCGCATCAAGCACAGTTTGTGCCGAACATCGTCAAGGACATTCACGTTAACGTGGCGACACCGGATCAGACACTCAAGAAGGGTGTCAAGGGAACGTCCGGTGGCTATGTCGGTGGTGTGAACTCACGTGGCGACATTATCACGATTCACCCGAAACTGAATGCCCTACCCGGTAAGGGTAACAACGAATCGTCAGGCTACCACGTCCCGACAGATAGTGGCTATGACCGGCTGTCGACAACGCTAGGTCATGAGGTCGGTCACAGCGTTCACCGTAGATTGCCTCTCGGCGGTAACTCGCAAGAGCTGTGGGATACGCTCGCAGCTAAGATGGGCTTGGCGCCTCCGAAGCTTTACGAGACGACCGTACAGGAGATGCGCGATCAATACCCGGAGGCTAAGGGTGCGATCAAGGATATGCTGGACGAGCTTACGCAGGAAAAGGTCGACCGCTCAAACGGAATGGTCAACCGTGGACAGCTCAACAAGTGGATCAAAGAGCACGAAGCTGCGATTGCTAAGGAAGTGTCCACGTACGGTAGTAGCAATACTAGCGAATTGCTTGCCGAGCTGTGGACCGAAGCGTCGATGAATCAGCATCCGCGACCGGTCGCAAAGGCGTATCTTGACTACGTGAAGACACACGAGCTTCCCGAGGAGCAGCAGATATGAGGCTAGACCGTGACGGTACCGTCCTCAGCGACTCTACTGCCGATCACGATCCGGAGCCGACCGCCGAAGAGCTTGCGTTGGCGAATCTTATCCGTGCGTATCAAAAGCGGAAAAGCGTTCAGCTGAGCAACCAAGCTACCGAGCTTGTTCGGCACGTGCGTAGCCAGCGTGGTGTCGAGTTCTACGGTCTACCGATAGGCTCACCGATTGTCGGTCATCGGAAGCACACGCGTAGCCCGTTGACGAACCACAAGGGACCGGGACCGAAGGGTATCCAAGGCGGAACAACGACTAATCGGGAAGCCGTTGCTAAGCAGGATCCCGGGTACTACTCCCCCGCTGGACCACCGAGTACGCTAACGGCGCAAGCTATGCCGGATGTAATGGCTGACCCGGCTACTCAGAAGAAGGTACGTGCTATCGCCGAGCGGGCGATGAAGGTACCGAAGAAGCTTGAGCCATCTCAGATCCGTGCAGCTGAGCAGATGGCCGAGAACGCTCGTGAAGATGAAGTACGCAAGCTAGCCGCACAGGCAGAGAAGTCCGGTATCTTCACTCACGAAGAAGTGGAACATCTCGAAGCACGTATTAATCTGCTGCACGGTAATCTTGATGCCGAGAAGAATGCGGAAGCGAAGAAGCGACTGGCCATTCGCATAGCATTCTTGATTGCCGGTCTACTTGCATCCTTCGCAATCGGTGCGCTAGGTATGCCGCCTGCATTCGCGGCAGTTGCCGCACTAGCTCCCGCAATCTCCAGTGAGATCGCCGAATATAAGAAGGCACCGTGAGCGCTAAGACAGCAACTCTAGAGCGGACTCCGAAGCCGTACGGTAAGCCGGGTGGTCCTGGCCTGTACGGCAAGGCGGGGAACAAGCACTCGGACTACTTCGAGCAAATCGTCGGCGCAATGATGAAGAACGGTAAGTCGAAGGGTGAAGCGTCAGCAATGGCGTGGGGCATCCTTCGTCGCTGGGCAAAGGGTGGCGGTCACGTTACGCCGGCAGTTCGAGCAGCTGCTGTCCGTGCCCTAGCACAGGAGAAGGCAGCCGGTGCCGTTCATGCGCATGCGAACGTTCCGGACGACATCCTCGAGCTATTCAATGCGAATCACGGTCCCGGCGGTCAGTTCGCCTCGGCGCAAGGTGCCGGTAAGGCCGCAAAGCTGAAGACGCTCAAGGGGAAGCTTGCTTCGGTACAAAGCCAGATCAAGACAACGCGTACCGCGATCATAGCTGATCAGAAGGCGAAGGCAGCTACTAAGAAGTCGGCTTCCAAGACAATCGGGAAGACGGCTAAGCAGCAAGCTGCCTCGGCAAAGGCTTCCGCAAAAGCTAAGGCGACTTCGAAGTCAACTACAGCTAAGAAGTCGACCGCCAAGAAAGCTACCCTTGCGCAGCTACAGACAAAGCTTGCTGGACTCCGTACCCAGCGGGCATCGATTGTCAAGCAGATCCGCACGGTACAGAAGGGTTGACGATGACGAAGTACACGTACGATCACCCGGAGCAGAGCGGCTTCGGACAGCATCACGCGGAAGGCGACCTCAAGGAAAGGCCGGCACAGCCACCGGAAGTGGCGCAGAGTATGCGCGGTGTCCTTTCGATGATCGACCCAACGGAAGAGCAGGAAGCGAAGCTCGAAGCCTTCCTCGGTAGGTCGATGCACGACCTGGACATGCATCACGGAACGGTGGTCGATCACGTCGGAACGGACGATGCGGGACAGGAGCTCGTTACCTGGACCGATCAGCACGGTGACGTGCGAACGACCGCCGTTTCGAAGGCGCAGTTCAGTCAGCACTTCAAGCCGGTTACCGAACCCGATTCGATTGTCGGGGACACGGTCGAGAAGAAGGAGGCGTGGAGCTAAATGGCACTCTCCGTAGGACAGGTACTGGAGTTCGCCGAGAAGCGCGCCATTACGGCGGCATCCGGTCAGGCGGTAGCAACGGCAACGACACTCTGGATGGGTTTGCTTACCGCTGCACCGACAGCCGGTACCGACCTCACGATGGCCTCGGAAACGGAGTACGGTGCCACGGGCTATGCCCGGCAGTCGCTTACCGTTGCGAGCGCCTGGAACGCGGTAACGTCCGCATCGCCGTCCGTGGTGTCGAACGCAGCTTCGATTACCTGGGGACCGACGTCTTCCTCCCCCGGTACAACGGTCACGTGGGGTATCCTGTGTGACGCCGTTTCCGGTACCACGGCCAACCTCTACATCGCCTATCTGCTGACCACTCCTCGGACGCCGATCTCCGGTGACTCCGTTCAGGCAGCTGCATCGGCCTTCACCGCATCGATCTGAATGGCTACGCATGCGGTCGTTCCACTGTGGTCGAGTACTAACGAGCCGCGTCAGTTTCCGTGTATCGCACTTCACGGTGACAAGGTGTGCGGGTCTACTCCGGCTAGCCTTTGGCAGCGAACGTGCCGAAACGGTCATTCTGACCCGGTACGCCTCTGCGGGCAGCATGCCGCGCTTGCAGCTCTCGGTACTTGCATCTGCCGAGAATGCGAGATCAAGGGATTCAAGACTCCGATAACGATCGAGCCAATCCTGTTGCTCCTAGCTAAGTAGGGGAGGACCGGTGACCGTTTCTCAGGTCGGTACACCGGTCATTGCTGTCGCTTCCGGAACGAACTCCCTTTCTAAGCAGGGCACGTGGCCTACCGGTTCGACTCAGGTAGCTAAGAACCTTCTTCTAGCAATGGTAACGGTCTACGGTACTACTACCGGACCGATACCGGCGGCACCGACCGGCTGGGTGCTAGTACGAGCCGGTCAAGCGGCCTCTACAACGACCATTGCGTACTACACAAGGGTAGCTACCGGTGGAGATACGGCGCCTACCTTTGCATCGACCGCTACGGGAACAGCAGCTGATGCAAGCCTCACCGTAACGCTCTTTGAGTTGAACGATAGTACCAGTGGAAACACACCCGTAGTCTTTACCGATGGCGGTATCACTGGAACGTCCGGAACGACGCTGACGCCTTCATCGTTTAACAAGGTACCTGCCGCTGGCTGCCTAGGCATTGCGGGTATGCTAATCTCGCAGGGTACGACTACTAACACGACAACGTGGACTTCTCCGTCCGGGTGGTCAACGGTTACGTCGCAAACTGCTACCGGGTTTAGTCAGGCGTATACCGGCATAACGAGTTCTGCACCTACGTCCGGTGCGGTGCTAGCTCCGGTAATCACCCGTGGACGAACAACGACAACTGAGGAAATTGCACTAGTTGTCGTTATTCAACCGCAGCCCGTTGCACAGGCATATCTATCCGGACCGCCGGTAAGCGTCGTAAGTCATAGCTCAGCTACGTTTACCGTTCCGAAGCCGTCCGGTGTGGTGTCCGGAACGTTGCTGCTGATATTCGCGATCGGCTTTGACTCGACACTACTGGCAACGATACCGACCGGCTTTACGCTTATCGAGAATGCGGCAAACCACTTCGGTAGTCTGGTCGGTCGAATTGCGGACGGTACGGAAGCTAATACGTTTACGTGGAGTGGATCTAGCGCAGGTGCCGGCGGCATTGTCGCTGTCGGAGTTAACGGTCAGCACTCCGGAACGTTCGATACCGGTTGGAACGATCCGTCGTCCTTCCCGGCGATGTTTTCTAATACCGGGACTGCAACGACCATTCCGGTGCCTAGTATTACCCTAGCAAACAGTGGCGACCTGCTCCTCGAATACTTTGGTGCAGTGTGGGAGACAAGTCAAGCGTTTACGCTACCGACCGGTATGACGGCGGCAGCTGCACAGGCAGCTAGCGGAACTACGACCGGCACCGATACGCTAGGTATCATTGCTACGAAGTCCGGAGCAGCGTCCGGCGCAACCGGTACGCAAACTGCCACGGTGGTAAGCTGTCCCGACCAGTGGGGCTTTTCCGTAGGTATCATCGCTGCCCCTACTTCGACTACGTGGCAGGCCGTAGGTACCGCATCTAATACGAGTCACGCTTCCGGGGCGTTCACTCCAGCTGCGGAGTCGGCAACAGCCTCAAACGCTAGCCAAGCTTCCGGTACATTCCTTCCTGCAGCAACCGCCGGTACAGCGTCGAATAGCACTTCCGCCAGCGGTGCATTCGTTCCGGCGGCAATGACGGGGACGGCACCTACCAGTAGTGCTGCCGCTGGAACGGTCGTTCTTGACCCCGCCGTTGTCGCGGCTACCGCTAGTAACCCTTCCACGGGTAGCGGTTCGATCGTCCTAAACCCTGCCGCTATTCTCGCAACCGCAACGAATACAACGCAAGCTAGTGGTTCCTTCGTACCCGCAGCAGAAGTAGGTAATGCTACCAACGCTACAACGGCTAGTGGTGCGTTTGTTGCTGCAGCTGAATCGGCAAGTGCGAGTAACGCAACAACGGGTAACGGAACGGTCGTACTAACGGCAGTAGTTTCAGCGACTGCATCAAATACTTCCCACGCAAGTGGTTCCTTTGTAGCAGCCTTGCTGTCCGGAGCGGCGAGTAACACTAGCACCGCAAGTGGTGCATTCGTAGCAGCTTTGCTAGCCGGTACAGCGTCCAATACTAGTACTGCTAGTGGTGCGTTCCTAGCCGCGCTAATCAGCGGTACTGCAACGAACCCGACAACCGCCAGTGGGTCATTTACCGGTACCGGAATCGTAGCTACTGCAAGCAACGTAACGACCGGTAACGGTACGATCGTACTCACCGCGGTAGTGTTCGGTACATCAACTAGCGGTACTACGGCATCCGGTGCATTCGTTGCAGCAGCTGCGGTAGGAACTGCTAGTAACGTCAGTACTGCGTCCGGTTCATTCCTCGCTGCCCTGCTCAGTGCCACTTCATCGAATACTTCACACGCATCCGGTAGCTTTACACCGGTACTGCTAACGGCCACCGCTACTAATGCGAGTACGGCTAGTGGTGCGTTTACACCGGCCCTAATAGCCGGAACAGCTTCGAACACTTCAAGTGCTAGTGGGTCGCTGGTTGCAGCTGCGTTGAGTGCCACTTCGACAAACACTACTACGGCTACTGGTGCATTCCTAGCGGCAAGCCTTGTCGGTTCTTCATCGAACGGTACAACGGGTGTCGGTAGTATCACTTCAGGTTCAGGGGCTAACACCTGGCCGGCCAATGGTTCTGCGACAAACTTGACTACCGCTAGTGGTGCGTTTACTCCCGCATCGGAAAGCGCTACTGCGTCAAGTGTTAGTCATGCTAGTGGTGCTTTTATCTCCTCACTGACAGCGGGTACTTCCGCCTCCACTAGCGCTGCCTCCGGATCCTTTATCCCAGCCTTCCTGACGGCCAGTGCAACGAATGTCAGTCATGCCTCCGGAGCGTTCACACCAGCACTTATCGGTGCTACCGCATCATCGATAAGCACAGCTACCGGCAATATCACTCTCACTGCCGTTGTTAGTGCTACTGCAACATCGATAACACATGCCTCCGGAACGTTTGCACCGGCGACACTAACCAGCGGAGGAACGGCTACTTCGCTGACCCACGCAAGTACGATTGTCTCGATAGCCGGTCAGTTTACACTACCGGACTTCGTACGTGCATACCCAACAGTGAGCGTTTGGTACGGTAATATGATACCGAACCTCCTGGACGCCGAAGTAGAGGTTAACCTATTGGACACCGTCCCTACGACTAACGTGCTTAACGCGCTAGTTGTGTCCTCCGATCTCTGGCAGGCGGTACTGCAATGAGTACACCCGTTCCATTCGGCTACGTTGACCAGCTCGGCGATACCACGAATCGCCTTATCGTGTTTCAAGGTAACGACACGGTGGTTACGTTCATCGTGACGGACCCGAACAACAGCAACGCTGTTGTTAACATCACCGGAGCGACGATCCTCCTTACCCGTAAGGCTAGCCGCCTTGTACCGGATACCGATCCGAGTGCCAAGACATACACCGGAGCGGTCACGAACGGTGCGGGAGGTGTCTGCACGGTACCGATTCCGGGTGCGGACAACGGCGTTCCCGGTGTTACCTGGTGGCGACTCGACATTACCCTCAATGCTGCTAAGAGAACGCCGGCATATGGCCCGCTGGAGGTGTACTCAGTCTAATGGTCGAACACGTACGAACGGCTGCAGGTGCGACGTTCTTCAAGGAACCGATCGGATCGCCTATCGTCAAGCACACTCGGTCCTCGGTAGCTGATAGTGGACGAGCAAAGGTGCAGACACCTTCGAAGTTTACTCATCCGGAGACCGGTGCTCCGATGGGAAAGTCCGAGATCGGTGACACCTTCGAGGAGCTATTCCGAACACACGGTGCGCATCTCCTAGAGCAGCGCTATAACTCACCGTACTCTCCTATTGCGCATGCTTCGGTCGGGGGTAAGCTTAGCTCACGGACAACCCCGCTGGACTTCCGGCTCGACCATACGCACGGCGGGGAACTCAAGACGCTTAATGCGAAAGCGAAGAACCAGAAAACGGCGATCAAGAAGGAGGAGCTGTACCGGAAGTACGACGCGATTCGTAAAGAAGGTACACAGCCCGTACTGGCCGTTCAAGTGGTCGACCCGGATACGAAAACGGTACATGTCTACACGCACCCGGATTTTGCTTCTAAGCGTGTTACGTCAATGGAGCATCTAGGTACCTACACGTATACCGGAGCTGACTTTCAAGCGGCACAGGAAGCAACCGGACACTGGGATAAACGCAATGTCAGAGCAGCCGCAGGACCCGCCTCCCGTTGATGAAGAGCCCGAGGAAGGTGATCGGGTTATCGAACTCGACTCCGAAGGAAAGCCGAGTCTTTACATCCAGCCAGCGAAGCTTAAGAAGGTGAAAAAATAATTACATACATGAGAATAGGATTACCGCCTGTGTGTGGCTTGGGTATATCCAGGCTGCAGACCGTTTTACTGGAGCGACGGGAGCTTTCCGATTCCTACCGATACGTATTTGCAGAAGGCCATCCGGTCCGTTGGGCGTGCTGCACCCGGAAAGCGTCCGGCGTTGGCGGCACTGATCCGCAAGCAGGGCCGAGAACTCGGAGCGATGAACATCGTTTCCGGATCGTGGGCCGACAACAGTCAGGGCATCAAGGCGATGTCGAACGCACTCCACGCTCTGCTGATCGAGCTGGGGTATACGCCGCAGAACGCAATGCGAGAGGTCATCCTGACCCAGCAAGCGTTCGAAGTGGTGGAACTCGCCTCTGATCCCGACAATGACGGCGATGACGATTCCTCGCCTTCCGGGGACACCGATAACGACTACGCCGGTAGTGCGGTCTACAAGAAGGTGTTCGCCGCGATGAAGAAGCGCGGCATGTCGGATGCGTCAGCCAAGAAGATGGCGATGAACGCCGTCAAGAAGTCCAAGGCAGCGAAGGCAAAGTCCTAAGACATGACGGAGCGCAAGGTCGCAACGCATCGCGGAGAGCTTCACTTCGGTCTTCGCCTAGGTGAACGGGTCAAGAGTACGGCCGCGGGCGTGCACTATCCGTGGATGAATCCCACCGTTCCGCCTTCCCTTACACCTACTCCCGGAAGTCGGCGTACTCCCCCGGCTATGCCGACTTTCGGGCTAGCCGATTCAAATCGACGCAACGCAGATCGAAGGGAGGATAGGGAGCAATGATTCGCATTCTGTTTGACGCCTGCCGCAACTGCGGCCGTCCGGCGGGATACTGCCAGTGCAAGGGTGGCCCGAAGGTCCGATGACCAAGAAGACGAAGGCACAAGCTCAGCCGGATGTGGCGGTCGTTTTCTCACCGTTCCGTACGCAGCCGGCAGTTGAGCTCGGAAACAGCAAGTGGCGCAAGCAGCTGTTGCCGATCGGCGACTTCGACTACAAGGGTCGGACGCTGTCCTTCACGAAGGACTACCTCCTCGATCTCGCTAAGTCGTTCAAGGACAAGGCGTTCGGTCAGGTACCGTTCCAGTTGGCGGACGCCGACAACAAGCACACGAACGACCCGGAACGGACCAGAGGCTTTGTCGACTCCGTAGAAGTCGGCGATGACGGCTTGTACCTCACCGTTGACCTCACCGAGGACGGCGAGAAGGTACTCAAAGCCAATCCGAACCTCGGAGTATCCGCAAGGATCTACGAGAACTATGAACGGTCGGACGGTCGTCGCTGGACGGCGGCACTCCAGCACGTTCTCGGAACGCTTGACCCGCATATCCCCGGCATGAAGTCGTGGGAGCAAGTGGCTGCACTGAGTAACGCGGCCGATGCGGCAGTACTTGACCTAACCGACATGCATTTCGACGAGGAGGGAGGAGGGGAGCAGCCAGTGGCTCTTACTGCGAAGGAGAAGAAGACCCTCAAGGGACTTCTGGGCAAGCTCGGGGACGGAAACGCCGAGCTCACCGATGAGGATCTCGAAGCACTGCTCGAGGACGAAGGGGGTGCGGACGGTACCGAAACTGAAGGCGGTGACGGTAACGACGACGAACTGACGGACGAAGAGCTCAACGAGCTGATCGCCGAGGCGGAGGCCGAGGAGGCAGGCTCCACTGCTCCTATTGCGGCTTCGAACAGTGGGGATGCCCAGGTCATCGACCTCGCAAGCAACCCGGCGTTCGTGGAGTCGCAGATCGAGCTGGCCCGCGTCACTGCCAAGCTGAACGAGCAGACCTTCCGCAACGAGAAGGACAAGTTCGTTCACGCCGGCCTTCCCCCGAAGGTCGTGGAGCTGGCTCGACCCCTTCTCGAAGGGGAAGCGCACATCGTGGAACTTGCCGGGGGTGACCAGATCGACGCCGGCTCGGTAATGCGGCGTGTGCTGATCGAGCTCACTCGGCAGATCAAGATCCTCGACCTTTCCGACATCATGGGGCGCGGCGACGTTCCCGATGAGGACCGGGAAGCACAGGAGGCCGAAGAGGCCGAGCGTGCGAACTTCATCGTGGCTGAGCGCAAGCGCATGGGCCTCTAGTAGAAGAAGGTAGGTGTTTCTCATTCCCGGCGTCATCCCGAACTACAAGACGGGACCGACTAGCTGGCCCGTTACCGGCTACAACGGTGTTGGTACGCCGACCACTATCACCGGTGGTCAGCTCGTCATCCCGAACACAGGAACGGCCGCTGGAACGATGGTCACTCCGGCCGGTGCCCTTGCGGTGACGTGTATCGGCGTTGCAGCCAATGACGGTGCAGCTCCGAGGTCGTCTCAGGACAGCCAGAACCCGGCGGTTCTTTCCCAGCAGCCCGACATCGTGGCCGTTCACTACGGCGTGGATATCGACGTTACCTACACGACCAACGTCCTCGCCGGTGCACTGATCGTCTGTGCAGCTGCCGGTGCCGTTCAGGACGCCGCGGCCAACGTCTTCGGAACGATCATCGGCCGTTGTACCCAGCCCGGCGGTGTGATCTTCGGTACCAACCCGATCGGTAGCGCCCGCATCGCCGGCGTTATCTAACTACTAGAAAGGAAGGGAGGGAGAACCTAGGTGGTTTCGCCACTTTATCCGATCACCAGCTCTTACGACGGTCAACGGATCACCGTCGATGACTACCTCAAGGATCCGCTGCGGATTCCGGCACTCGTGCTGGATATCATGCAGAACGAGTTCATCATCGAGACCGTTCTCCGCAACGCCGGTAACAACGTTTCCGGCGCCGTCCGTTACGAGCAGAGCACTCCACTGTTCGCGAACAAGGATGCGACGCTTCGGGCGGAATTCGCTGAGGTGCCGGCGGTTACGGGTTCGGTCGGCGAACTCCTGGTCGCATACAGCTACGAGCGTGCGATGGCAATCTCGGTGTCCGATGAAATGCGGCGCCGCCAGGTCATCGATCCGGTCACTCGTCAGCTGACGCAGGTCAAGAACACGATGACCAAGAACTGGAACCAGGCGTTCTTTACCTTGCTCCAGAACACGATGCCTACCACGCAGGTTTACTCGGTTCCGACGGCCGAGCAGTGGGACGGTGCCGAATCCATCGGCGGTGGAACGACCACAACGCCGGCTGCGCTGGTGAACCTGCCGTACATCATCCGCAACCACATCTCCGATGCGATCTACCTGGTCGAGAACGCAGCGTTGCCAACCCAGCCGCAGAACTTCTTCGGCTTCGAAGCGGACACGCTGATCATCGACCACGTCGCCAAGCTGGCCCTGTTCAAGTCGCAGGACTTCGCTAGGCCGTACATCGGCGATGCCGCGACCTCGGCCATTCAGTACACCGGCCTGATGCCGCGGCAGGTGATGGGACTGGACGTTCTCGTGTCCCGTCAGTGCCCGACCGGAGTGGCGTTCGTGTGCCAGCGGAACCGACTCGGATTCATCTCCGATGAAGTGCCGATGACGGCCACGCCGCTGTACCGCGATGAGCCGCACAAGATGTGGCGTTCCGACGTCCAGCGGGCATCCGCAATGGGCATCGACCAGCCGTTCGCCATTGTGGCGATCACCGGCATCACGGCTTCCGGCGACGCTTACCCGAGCCCCGTCGAAGGCACTGGTGGTGGCAGCTTCACGGGTGCCCAGTCCGGTACCCTTCTGAGCTAAGCAAGGGAGGTAAGAAATGTCGGAAACGACGACGGCGGCACCGCCGACTGAGCCGGATGACCCGATCGTTCACGCGGTCACGGTCAACCACATCAGCCGAAACGGTCAGCTCGTCAAGCCGAACACGCACATTCGGCTGGCCCGTTCGCTGGCAGAGGACTTCCTCCGCCGGGGAGCCATTCGGAAGCTCACGAAGGACGAGGCCGCTCAGGTCAAGCAGGAGCCGCCGGCCGAGGAGAACAAAGAGGAAGACGAGTAGGCGGCCAGGAATGGCTTCCGTGCACGTCCTCAACATCCGCGCTATGGCGCATGAGATGGAAGTGGTGTCGAAGATCATGAGTGCAGTAGGAGACCTCCAGACGGAGGACGCGAGCCTGACCGCTACCGTCGCCAAGGTGATCGGTGACTGGGCAACGGCCCTTCAGAACGCCGTCTCGTCCGGCGACACCGCGGCGATCCAGACCGTCGTGGACGACATGAAGGCCGATGAGGCCGCGCTGACCGGTTCCGATCCGACCACGACCGTCACCAACCCGGCTGCGCCGACCACCTAGTAGCCAATGCCTACCTACGCTGCACCGTCAGATGTCCGCGAGGCCGTTGCGCCGGACGGTAACTTTGTCGGTACCTGCGCAGAGCTCACCGATGAGCAACTGCAACGGTTTATCCAGCGTGGGCAGGACTTGGTCGATGCAACAACGGGTGAGACGTACGACAACAACAACGCTCCGTCACTACTCGTAGGCCTGGTTATCGCTCTAGCCTCGTATTACGGTACCCTAGCGTACCGCAAAGGTAAGGAGCTAGGTCAGTACCATCCGATCGTCCTGCAGTACCAAGACGCTAGGTTGACGCTGACGCAGATCAAGCAGGGCTTGGTGAATACGACACCTGGCCTTGACGCGGATACCCCGGCAGTACGCTCGGGACCGCGAATCTTTCAGCCAGGCGGAACACAGGGCGTGCCACTGTTCATCCTTTCGGACGCCGGTCTAGCCGTTCGTGACGGCGGCCAAGACGGGCCGGATATCGGTCCAGACCCTGCGCTGGAAGGACCGGGAATCATTTGACGACCAAGACGTTCGACCAAGGTCTTCGAGAGCTGTCCGAAAGGGTAGGCGTCGGAGACCTAGTCGGTCACGTTGAGATCGATCAAATCTATGCGCACTATCAGCACGAGGGCTTGGACCTGCACCACCCTAGAGGCGGTGAAGCGAAGTACCTTGAGCGCCCCCTTTTCGAGAACCGCGAGCTTTACTTCAACGCAATAGCGGAGGAATGCTTCGGAGAGAACGGTCCCAAGAAGGGTATGGAACGCGCTGTCGAAATGCTCAGTGACGCAGCTGAGTTGCGTTCTCCGTTCCTGTGGGGCGACCTCGGTCACTCGGGACACCCGTTCGTAGAAGATGACGGCGTGCTAGTGTACGATAGGCCGCCGAAGGTACATCGGCTTACCGAGGAAGAGCTCCGAGAGAAGTCGCGTCGTAGTCCTCTGCCACCGGAGTTGCTTGGCTATATCTGGTGGCACGTGATGAAGAAGCAGCACCCGCCGAACTACAAGGGGGGTGCGTAATTGCCGGCATTGACGGTCCTAACAGTGATCGACTGGCTGTCCTCTCTAGCTAGTGCTGCACCCCTTCCGCCTATTCCGTACCCGCCGTTCCTCGAAGGTCCGTATATTCGCGAGATGCCGGATCGGGTGATTCACGTCACCTTGCAGCCTGGACTAGGCTATGCCTTTGAGGCGGCCATAGATCAGCCGACCTTTCAGGTACGGTGCCGCAGCGACCAGAACAACCAGCCCAGTGGCGAGTTCTTGGCACAGGATCTTGACTATCGGATTCGGAACGCCCGGTACCCGACCGAAATGAACTTTACTAACGATAACGTGAGCCTCAATACCGCCGTTCAGCTCGTAACGAGAGCCGCAGGGGCTCCGGCCCCGCTGGGACCACCGGACGACGGAATGCGCTTCGAATACGTTTGCACATATCGCTGCATAGTCGGCGTCTAGGAGAGGGTAATGAGCGACACGTGGGAGGAAGAGCAGGCTCAGCCAAAGCTCGCCCAGGACTCGAAGGAAAAGGCCGGCGAAGAGACGGCAGCTGCTACCGAAGAGGCTGTACCGGATAACCCGCCTGGAGCCGGTCGTGCGGCGGGCGAGGAATGGGTTGCGCCAAAGCCCGGCGAAGTGCCGGACGGTCGCCGATTCAAGGTCGAGCCGCCGGCCGTGCAGTTCCAGTGGCACGAGGTCGTCGTTGGTTCGGACTGGACGCCGGTTTCGGAGCTGCGAATCGGTCCCGTCCTCAGCGCCGCTCGTGACGCCGGAGTGACGATCACGGAAGAAGGTGCTAGCGAATGACGATCAAGACGCTGACGAACGTCGCCTCAAGCCACCTCGGTCTCGACATTTCAGCTGCCGCGCTGGTGCCCCTTCTCGTCACCGACACGGCGGTTACGTTCCTGAACAACGGGAGCGTCGGTCTCATCGTCAACAACGGTACCGGCGGTTCGATCAACGTGACGCCGGTGATCCCGTACAGCATCGAAGGTCTTGCACCGATCACGACCTTGGCGCCGACGGCCGGACAGATCGCTCTCCCAGCATCGAAGACGTGGCTGTTCGGCTCGTACAGTCCGGCTCACTACAACGCACCCGGGGGACTTATGACGATTACGATCTCCGGTCTTGCGGTGACGATCCTCGTCGCACTCATCTCTATACCGACAACCTCACCGTAAAGGAGGCGATATGCCCAACCTCGGTACCGAGTTCATTGCCCCGGCATATGACACAACGCAGGTGCTTTACGGTGTCGGGTATCTCTTCACGGCCCCGTTCGGCACGGCAACCCCTTCGCTGGACAACCAGGGAGACGCCACTCAGTGGGCTACCTCCGGTTGGTCGTACAACGGGGCAACGGACCAGGGCGTGCAGAACTCGTTCACCCCGAACATGTCGTTGATCCAGATCGAAGAGACGCCGATTCCGGTGGCTTCGCTGGTTAGTACGGCGACCTTCCAGATCACCACGACAATGGCGCAGGAAACGCTGGAAGTGATCAACCTCGCCTATGGCGGTGGTGGAACGATCACGACCTTCACTTCCGGTGCCGCTCAGCCAGCGATGAGAACGCTGAAGCTCTCCACGAACTTCGCGCTCCTCGCATGCGCCATTCTCGGCGTCAACAACCTCGGCTTCCCGAGGATCTACATCGTTCCCAAGATCCAGTCCGCCGGAACGGTGACGACCAACTTCCGCCGTGCAGCTAACGCCCGGTTGTACCCGGTGACGTTGAACGCGCTGTGCGACCTCAGCCAGATCCAGATCAACGACATGACTGGTGTCGCTACCTCGTAAGGAGAAACACATGGGCTTCGATGCCGGGGCGGTTGTCGAACCTCTCGATTGGGACTTCACGAAGTTCGATGCTGGAAAGGGGACTATCCCCGAGCCCACCGACGCACAGATCGACCGCCTGTTCAAGGACATCGCAGGTATGTCGAAAGAGATCATGTCGAAGGCCGGTTTGCCGGAAGGCGAAGCGACACCGGAGGAACTCCTCGCGGCACTCGCTAACCTTCCGGATGACGTCGATTTCGGAATCGGCGACATGATGAAGACGATGTCGAAGATCTTCGCCAAGCTCTGCACTAACCAGCCGACTCAGGCGCAACTGATGAAGCTACCGTTGCGTATCCGGATGCGCTTCTTCGTGTGGTTGGCAGGTGAACTCCGCCCGGAAGACTTTGGTCCCGCTTCGACGAGTCCGGCGCGGGGCAATGGTCAAGTACTGCAGCTGCCCCCGGCGTTTACGAGGAACGTCGGCTAGTTTACTACTGCGCCAAACGGTTCCTCAACTACGAACCGGAGGAGTGGGACGCACTCGACTGGTACCGGAAGCGAATGTACGTGCAGGGCTTCGAGAAGGAGGGCATCATCGGAGATCCGGAAGCTTCCGACCAGCAAGGTCAGCGTCCACCGCAGCAGCAGAACGAACAAGGCGGACGCAATCTGACGTTCGCGGAACTAGGAATAGGCGTAACCGAGGTGGCTAACGCTAAGCCGGCTAGCTGGATGAGCGGACCGCCTGACTTGCCGATTGCGGGTATCGGACAGTGACCTTTGACGCCGGAGCAATTGAGGCCACGCTAACACTGAAGCGTGACCAGTTCCAGCGCGATACGCGTCAAGCGCTTGCTGACTATGAGCGTATGAAGGCGCAGCTCGAAAAAGAAATCACGATAAAGGTCAAGGCAGAATCCTCCGATACGCACAGCTCTAGGGTCACTCAGCAGGGCGGTGGCCTTCTCGGTACCGATCCTACCCTACTGAAGAAGCTCGAGCAGCAAGCAGCTCAGCCCGGCGGTATCGGCATCATCGGTACCGGAACGGATCAGTCGCTGCAGCGCTTGCTTCGACAGACCTTGCAGAATCAGCTGCAGAACAAGGGTGCACTGGCCGCAATAGGTGCCGGTCAGGGCGGTACGGATACCCAGCGGGCCCTTACGCAAGTCGTCACGCAGCAGGTTAAGCAGGTCCAGGTAGGACCTACCGTTGGTGCTCCCGGTTCCGTAACGGAGGACGTCAGTTACGACACTTCCGGTGCAGCCAACGCCGGTGCCGCATCCGGTAACAGTTTCGGCTCCGCTTTCAAGGTACGTACCTTCGGTATAGTTGCCGGCATATTCAAGGGAGGTGGTGGAGGGGGAGGCGGAGGTGATGGCGGTGGAGCGTCCAATGCCGGTAGTAACTCCGGCTATCACTTCGTCCGTTCGTTCCTCTCGAGTACAACGTTCGGGAAGTCCGGCGCACTAGGTACCGGTATTGCAGCTGCACTAGCAACGTTGCCTGCGCTGGGTGGCTTCGCTGGTGTCGGTATGGGTGTCGCGCTCATCGGCGGATTGACAAAGCATCTAGTATCCGCAAGTCCGCAGCTTAAAGGAGCGTTCACCAATCTCTTCGGTGGACAAAACGCTGCGGGTAAGAAGGTAACGGGTTCGCTAACAACGACACTCGAGCAAGCCTTTGCTCCGATGGTCCCGGCTATCACGAAGATCTTGGGTCAGGTTACGGGACTAGTACACGCCATTCTTCCGGAGCTAACGGGTATCTTTAAGGTAATCGGTCCGCAGCTTGAGCCTATCTTCGCTTCGCTTGAGCTCGTGATTATGAACGTTCTCGACCTGATGAAGGCAGCTGCACCGGCATTCGGTCCGTTCATTACGACGCTAGTCGGACTCGTTAACAACCTCTTTCCGGGGCTAATCGAAATCGTAAAGGCTACCGTACCAGTGATGAAGACACTGTCACAGGTATTCGGCGGTCTCGGTAAGGACCTCGGCGGCTTCTTTAAAGACATGGCACCCGCGGTGGCCGATTCCGCACAGGTGCTGAAGGTCGTCCTGGGTGCAATCGGTCAGTTGCTTCCGATCATCGGGATACTTGCTTCCTCCTTTGCCAAGATACTCGGTCCCGTTATTGTCGCCTTCACCAAATCGTTTCAGTCTCTCGAGCCCGTAATCCTGATTGTCGGTAACGTACTCGGGAAGCTGGCCGGCGCAGTAATCGGCAGCCTGGCAGAAACCCTTGGACTCTTGGCGAACATTATTGTAGCCATTAGTCCCGGACTAAAGGTCTTCGCAAACGCCTTTGCGGCTGTATTCAAGACGCTTGAGAACTCCGGGATCTTCTTCGTCCTAGAGAACGCCTTGACGGAGATTCTCGGACCTCTCGGCAAGGTGATCAATCAGCTGCTTACCGGCCTTGCTCCGGTATTGCCTATCCTGATTGGTCTGTTTGCGCAGTTCGTAGCTATCCTCGCTGGACAGGCGGCTACGGTACTAACGGTGTTGCTTAACCTGCTTCTTCCTCTCGTGCCGACGATTACCGAGATAACGAAGTGGCTTGCTGAGCTGCTCAACGGTGCATTGAAGCCACTGCTGCCGATCATCGCAGCGACGACTATTGCGTGGAAGCTGCTGACCCTTGCCCTAGCGACGAACCCGTTTGTTGCTATCGGTATTGCGATCGCGCTACTCGTGGTCATTGTCGTTAAGTACCACACGCAGATTTGGAACTTCATCGTAAAGACGTGGAATGACGTCAAGAACTTCGTAGAGAAGCTCTGGGGCGACATCCTTTCCTTTGCGAAACAGTACTGGCCTCTGCTGCTAGGTGTCGGCGGTGTCATCTACAAGTACCACGAAGACATCTGGAAGTTCATCCAGCAAATCTGGCACGACGTCCTTAGCTTCCTCAAGGGACTCTGGAACGACCTAAAGGGTGCCGCTAGCGTTGTCTGGTCGGCGATCAAGCAGGGGATCGCGAACGACGTACATGCGATAGACTCTGTCGTACGCAGTGTGTGGAACGGTCTTAAGTCGTTCCTCGGTAACATCTGGGGCGACATTAAGTCGCTAGCCAGTACACTGTGGGGCGATCTCAAGCAAGGCTTCAACAACGCCGTTACGAATATCAAGAACGCGTGGGACAAGCTCGAAGGAATCTTCAAGGCACCCGTCAACTTCTTGATCAATACCGTGTACGACAACGGCATTGCCCGGTTCTGGAACGACGTTATGGGCAAGATAGGCGGACCTAAGCTACCCGTCATTAAAGGCTTTGCGACTGGTGGCCGTGTACCAGGGTTCGGGGGCGGCGACCAGCACCTAATCGCCGTCGAGGGCGGCGAAACGGTTATCGACAAGCATCGAAGCCGGGGAATGGCACCGCTCTTTAAGGCACTAGGTATCCCGGGTTACCAAGATGGCGGCCAGGTACCGAGTCCGAGCAATCCGATCGGTAGAGGTGGCGTCCTAGGCGCCGGTAACCCGACGGGCTCGCCGTTCCCGAACCCCGTTAGTAGCATCTGGAACGGAATCAAGGACATTGCTAGCCTAGCGTCGGCAGTGATCACCGGTAATACGAAGGCGCTCGGTAACGACGTACTGAAGTTCATTCACACGCCCGCGGTGAGTGGCCTAGCAACGATGATGCTGGGCATTCCGAAGACGATGGTAAAGCAGGCACTGCATTCGCTAACGTCGTTCGTCTCGCAGTCCGGCGGTACAGGTCTTTACAAGGGCAAGTTCGGTGCCGGTGTTGCGCAATGGCGTCCGGACGTCCTCAAGGCCCTAGCGATGCTCGGTCTACCCAGCGGGCTCGCCGGTAACGTCCTCTACCAGATGCAGACCGAATCCGGTGGTAACCCGAACGCGATTAACCTTACCGACTCGAATGCGGCTGCCGGTGACCCGTCCCGTGGCCTCCTCCAGACCATTATGACGACCTTCGAACGTTGGCGTAGTTGGTCGTTGCCGAACAACATCTACAACCCGATGGCAAACATCTTCGCAGCGATCAACTATGCGATGCATACCTACGGCCCGACACTGATGCGTGGCGGAATGGGTATGGGATCGGGACACGGTTACGACAGTGGAGGTCCCCTTCCTCCCGGTACACGAATGGTTACTAACAGTACCGGAGCTATGGAGGAAGTGCTAACGCCTACCGAGCGGAGAGCGTTCGTTGCTCTAGCAAAGGGAGGCGGAGGGGCTTCGCTGGATGCAAAGATGGACAAGCTTATAGCCGCCGTACTGAAGAGTGCCGGCATTACCGGTGCAGCGCTTGCGAAGGCGCTAAACGATGTTGCGACACACTCAGCTACGGTAGCAGCACATAGCTAGGAGGACCGTTGTCAGATAGCTTGACCATTTCGGATGGCATCGAGCTTCTCGGTGGCGGTGTTCCGTGTACCTTGCCGCAATGCCAGAATGCTGCCGGAGTAGGAACGCAGTTTTCGTTGTCACCCGGATACGATCAGGGTGCGCCGCTTCCTATTACGGATGCCACCGTTGAGAACATTCTAGACGGTGAACGGGTCCTCGGTACACGACACGGTAACCGCGTACTCACCCTTCCGATCGTTCTCGTTGCACCGGACTACCCAACGCTTGCGGCCTCTCGAGAGTACCTGCTAGCACTAATTGACGCAGAAGAGTTCCGGATCCGCTGGACTCGGGACAACTACTCGAATGGCTCAGCTAGTGCGCCTTGTATCACTAATGGATCATTTGAAGCAGGCGTAACCGGTTGGACAACGTACGACAGTGCAGCGTTCACTCAGTCGAGTACGCAAGCACATAGCGGAACGTTCTCCGGTAGGCTGGTAGGTAACGGCTCCATTGCGAACCCGGGTGTCTTCACCGCGGATACGCCTATCACTCCGGGACAAGGTGCCGGGTTTAGTATCTGGGCATCGCCGACATCCGACTGGTCCGTGTCGTTCTTCGTCCAGTTCAAGGATGCTTCGCATACCCTTATCGGTAGTGCCACGATTACGAACACCGTTCAGCTACTCGCAGCGGACGGCTTTCAGCAGATAAGCGTAGCCGGTATTGCACCGGCCAACGCAGCGTATGCTTTGTTCGTAATACAGATGAACGCAACGCCGACATCGGCAAACTTCCTGTACCTGGATGACGGTGTTAACGCCTCCGCACAGGACTTCACGGACTACTTGGCACAGCCAATGGTCTACAATTGCTACCGTGCGAACCAGAGCACGTTGACCTATTCGAGTAGGCGTGATCGGCAGAACTTTGTCGGTATCCTCTCGATCAGCATACCAGCGGCGCCGTTTGGCCGTTCGCAAGAGCCGCTTACGATCACCGTTCAGTCACCACTGCAAGGTACCGGATCGGCTCCCGTTTCGCCGGTAGTAATCGAGACGTTCCAGAGCGGCTTTCCGTCAATGTGGAGGAGCCTCGGTGCGTCAAAGGTAGGCGGTGTTTCGGCTCAGTACACCGGTTACACGAGGAATAACAACCAGGCGTTCTACTCGAAGTCCGGTCTATCGCTAAACCTCACCGGTGAGGCATACCTAGCACACTGGCTCGGACTGTCGGCTGACCCTTCGGTGTGGGGATGGAACTACCTATGGGGAACGACTAGAAAAGAAGCGCTTCACCTCATCTATACGTTGACGGACAACGCGGGTCATACGCTGTCGTTTAGCAAGACGTATTACGTACGAGCGAGCATGAAACTGTCGGCTCCCCGCTGGCAATACTGCTCGGTACCCCTTCCGGCTAGTGCGAACTTTGTGTGGACTAACGTTACCGCCTGGTCGATCACTATCACGAACTGGAAGGCAGCTAAGAAGCTTCGATACACCGTTCCGACACTCGATCAGCTCGTTGCTAGTCCGACTGCGAATAACCCGGTAGCAGCTATCCGTGGAGCGATGTACCAGATAAGCCTCATAGGTAGCGCACGATCGCCGATCAACGTTCAGGTACAGCAGCCGCAAGGAACTGGTACACCGATCACCGTTGCGTACGGCGTACCGGGTGTCTATCAGTGGCCGGCTCCCTTCGGTGTGTCGTCCGTTAGCGTATTCAATACCGGACCCGGCGGTAAAGGCGGGAACAGCCAGAACTCGAACGCGTGTGCCGGGGGTGCGTCCGGTGGTAGTACGGCGTTGAATGCTGCGGTCGGCGTTACCGCGGGGAATACCTATACCGTGACCGTCACGGCAGGCGGTAGCGTAACGCCGACCACCTTTGTAGGGGACTCCGTTACCGTTACTGCTCCCGCTGGATTGAATGGCGGTAACGCACTAACAACTAACAGCTCCGGAACAGCTGGAGCTGCACCGTCAGCAGGTACCGGTGGTCATGCCGGAGGTGCAGGTGCTGCCGGTGTAGGTGGTAGCGGCGGTCACTCAGGTGGCGGTGGTAGTTCGGCAGGAACTTCGGCTGCAGGTAACGCAGCTTCAGGTGCTTCGGGAGGTGCAGCCGTTACCGGTGGCGGTAAGGGAGCTAGTGGCGGTACCTTGCCGGGTAACTACGGCGGTCTTGACGGGTCCTTCCCGGGAGGTGCCGGTTCCGGATCGTCAACGGGTACCGGTGGAACATTCCATCGAGGCGGTTTCGGTGGCAACGGGCAGGTATTGCTAACGTACACTCCCGTGTTCCCGCCGTTCCAGACAATGCTACTTCACGTGCCGAGCATCGATACACCGTTGTCACTTAACCCGCTCGTTAACGTAGGCGGTGGCGGTGACGTACCGGACGGTAATACGGAGTACGCAGTTACCTCGAACGACCCGGCGGGTAACGCTAGGTTCCAAGGTACCTACTCCGTACTCGCGGTCAACTTCGCCTGGACGACTCCTAGCGTTTCGCGAACTATCACGATTACGGTGAACCAGTACGCGTATCCCGGCGCAGTTCCTACCTCGGTCAACGTTCAGACTACGATCATACCGAACAACCTACCACTGCTTAACGGCTTCCTTACTATCGGTGAGATCTCGCTACCGATTCTCGACCTTGCACCCGACAACTTCTTGGCGTACTTTACGATTAACGTCACTAGTTCGCTTACAGCCGATAGGTTCCTTGACGTCATATTCGTCGACACCAAGGGACAACTCGTGCTGATGAGCACCCCGCAGCTTTACACGACCGTATACGTCGATGAGCCGTCCTCCCTCCGTGATATCGGTCGTGTTCTAGGAACGAATGCTGACCGCGACTCCGCACAATCGGTACTCGGATATTGCCTAGTGAGTGGCGGTCCACTTCTGCTACAGGCAGGAGACAATAACTTGACAGCCTATTGCGTAGAAGGAGCCCCTTCGCTGGTTGTCATAGCTACGCCTAGTTGGTTCTCGGATAGGTATGCGTGATGGCACCGTCACCGACAGCTCAGCAGCTGCAGCGAAAGCTCGATGAGGTTGAGCGTCGCGTTAATGCTTCGGTCGGTAGTGTCGTACTTACCGAAGCAAATACGTCTACGACGACTATCACTAGCACCAGCCCCAACGATCTAGGTGCTAGTATCGGACTTCAGCAAACGGTAGGTCCGGGACAGGTTCGATTTCGCTGGCTTCTAATGTGCGTTCCGAACGGCACCGGATCGGCGGGTAACGGTCGGTTTCGACTGTCGACTCCGGCATTCAGTAGTGGCGGTTACACATTCCAATCGGTTGCTAACGGTCCACTTACGATTGCTCGGTTCGACAACACCAGCGGCGGCGGGGTGTTCATGTCCGGACCGTCCTTCTCGGCTACCGATCCGGTATACAACATTATCATCGAAGGATGCTGCACGTTTACTGCATCGGGGCTTATCACGGTTCAGGCGGCTCTTACCGGCGCCGGTGACGGTGAGTTCGTCATAGCGGTCGGTTCCTCGCTGGACACCTGGCAGACTTAATCGGAGGTTAGAAATGGCGAAGTTTACCGCCGGATCGCAGCTTAATCGCAGTCAGCTCGACACCTCGTTGGTCGCACTCGGACTAAAGCTAGCCGATGTGATTAACACGGCTACGGCTGTAGCAGGAACCGTTACGGAGCTAGTTACGAACCCGTCTGATGCGACTCAGCCGAACGGTGACCTAACCAATCTGGACCCGCAGAACCCGTATAGCGCGGACGAAGTAACGGCGATTACCGATCTGGTCGCCTCTCTACAGCCGGCGATTGCTGCGATGATGGAAGGTACGGCGCTCCCTGCAGCTTCACCGTCCCTAGCTGCCCAAGCAGCCAAGTTTACGAAGTTGGCCGCTGTCTAATGGCGCTGCGTGGCGATTACCCGCAGATCCGTTCGTTCAAACCGAACGGTAGTGATGTTCGCTGGTTCGGTGAATCGGGAATCGTCAACGGTTTGAAATACGGCTCAACGCGTCCCGGCGGTGACGGTCCGATGAGCTGCACCTTGAACGCTGATCCGGCGACGAGATCACCGGCAATCGACCCCGGACGCTATGCCGAGATTTATGTCGGTGCAAGTCGTGTCTGGTGGGGACAGCTATCGGAGCCCGTTCAGATACAAACCGGTTGGAACATAACGGCGATCGGCTCCGGTCAACTCGGTACGAACTTCCGTGACGTTTGGTCTACGTGGAACCTCAACGACGGTATTAACCGTGCGATTACTCGTGGCCTTCCGTGGATCAACCCCGGTGTAGGTAGCGGTTACATTGCTAGCTCGACGCAGGTAGATTCCGGATCGCAAACGATTACCGACTTCCTCGGCACGGTCATTTCTTCGCCACCGCAGACGTGGTACGTAGACCGCGCGAGTACCCTAAAGGTAACGGGAATACCGAGCACCGTTACACGTCTGCTAGTGGCAACAACGGCACCGACGCGTACTCTTAATGCCGATGTCAACACGATCTTTCTCAAGTACGTCATCAGCGACAACGCGAAAGGTAAAACGACATACGGTGTCGCTGTCGTGTCGAACGCTGCCCTGATTGCAGCACACGGTCCGCAGGAAGACTTCTTCGATATTACAAGCCAAGGTGTACTTACCTTGTCTGCGGCACAGTCTATCGGCAATGACCTTCTTAGCCGATACATTCGTGCACCGTTCGCTAGTCCGTTCACTGTTAGTTACGGTCAGTACCTTAACTTCGGAGGCTCCCCGGTAGATCTTGCTTCGGAGCAAGCCGGTGAAGTGGTACGACTACTCGTTGTCGATTCTCCGTACGGTGGAGAAGTGACGATGGGGCCGATTCAGTTCTACGTCGGCTCAATTCAGATCGACATAGATGCACAGAACGCTACGGTTACCCCGTTCATGTCTTACCGTACTGACCTAGCATCGATTCTTTCACTGATTCAAGCACAG